ACTATGATCAATAAAGACAAGATTATAAGAATAAAGAGGATAGCCATTGTACATCCTACCATTCTCTCTATCTTGTTCTGCAAGTGCTCCATGATCAAACATCTTACAAGGACGAACTGTTATAATCCTACCATCAATAAGTTTATACTTATTAAAATAAGCACCAAACTGAAGATATCCACCATCAGAAGGAGTTACAACTTTATCTCCATAAGCAAGTACATATTCAGCAGCTTCACCAAGAAGCATAGCATGAAACATTTCAGCACCACCACGTCCAGTATAGAGAACGATCTCCATAGGAGTATCATCAACTCTGTTATCAAATACAGAACGAACTGTAGCATCAAACTTTCCTTTAGTAAGAACTGAGAATGTATCATAATTACCAGCAGTTTTAAGAATCTGCTTAACACCAGCACCTTTAGGAATAGGAAGATTGGTCTCTGGATCAGTAGTTGTGATTATACCAGTTGTAGTCCTGTTATATTCAGAAGTCCAAAGATCAGTTTCATCAAGCATCCTACGTTCGATCTCCCACTGTTTCAATTCAACAGGAAGCCACATATTAGTCTTACCACCACCTTCAAGATCAAATTCAATATTCGTAACTTTATTAGTAATATTACCACTAATAACTTTAGAATACCTCTGCCATCCAAACTGATTAGTAAGTTTACCAGGAGTCATCCTGTTAGAAGTTGTACCATCAGATAACTGACCAGCAACTGATGTAGCACCCATAGCCCAAGCCTGACCAGCAACAAAGTTCGTAGTAGCAACATATGCTGTAGGATCACTTGTTATAAGCTGTACAGTAACTCTCCAAAGTTTTTCTCCTTCTTTCTTTGGTTCACTCTGAAAACGAACCTGAGAAAGTTGATCAGGAGAATAAGCTGAATACTGATAATGAATCCAGTTATCTTCAAAAAATACATCAAAAGGCATAAAATTAAGACCTGGATAAGCAAGTCCCGAATCAGCAAGCGCAACTACCTTAGTAGTCCATCTCGTTCTACCCATAACAGACCAAACATACTGAGTATCATTAAGCACCGTTGGCTTAATAGATTTAAAAGCATTTTGACCCTGTGTAGTGGTAAGAAGAGGAAACATGTCACTATCTCTACCCCAAAGATAGGTAAGATTTTTACTTAGAGTAACCTGATCAATAAGACCAGTTTTATACAGTAGATTCTCATCGAGATGAGTATCACTGTTGTACTCCATTGCATAAAGTTCTCTCATACTTAAATTAAAATTAAAATTAAATTATTTAACAGGTAATACAATCTTTCCGGTCTTACCGGATGTTCCGCTTCCTCCACCTGCTGTTTTAGTAGTTAACTTAATCACTTGTTTAACGATATTAGAATTTGCATTAGCAGAGATGATTTGTGAATCATCATACTTTGTAAATCTTCTAAAAGCTTCAAACAAATCGTGATGGGGTGTGCGTTTAGTATCTTCTAATAACTCATCATAATCATGCTGAGTCATTTCATATATTTTTCCATTAATAGTAAAGTTACGAGGCTTAGTAATATAATCTTTAAAATCTTTAAGATTTTTAGTAACTATTTTACCATCAGCTTCTTTAACTCGAATAATTTCAGGAAGAGTAAATTTCTTATCACCTACAACAAGTTCTTTTTTAGTAAGTGCTGTATCTACAGTATTCCAATAATTACGTTCTTCTTCTTCTTCTCTTTCCTTATTCTCTTGAATCTGTTTAGCACGAGCACTAGCTGCTTCAGTTTGTGAAGTCTTTAAATAACTAAGAGCAGCTTCAGCATGAACTTTAAGTTTCTTATCTTCTTTAAGATATTTAAGCATATCTGTAATCTCAGCCATTGAAACTCCTCTAGCAAGTTGAGCTTTAGTATAAATATCAACTTGTTGTGCTTCATCATCACCTAAAGTTACTTTACTATAATCAATAGATTCATTAAAATTATTCAAAGAACCATTAATAGTAAGATGTTCAATTACACTTTTAAGAATTGGAAACTTACTAAAAAGTGCTTCTTCATATTGTCTTGCACCAAGTTCTTGTCCATTTCTATGAACATCTTGAACATAATTAGTAATTCCTGGAAGAGTATTCTCATATGAAATAGGCTGATTATTCTGTCCTACTATAACCAAATTAGTAGACTTTTGAATCTCACTTACATAATCAACATCTTCAGGAGTATCATCAGCAAGAAGTAAAGTTTGCAATTCAGCTTTAGTTTTAAAAACTTTACCATCTTTTTCAATATTACCATCTTTAGTAAGAACGTATTTAACTCCATCTAATTCAACTTCTGCTCCTTCAATAAGTTGAGCATCAATTTCAGTTCTTCTTGCAGCAAGAGCAGCTTCAGCTGCTATTTCCTCTGGAGTTTTCTGAGGATTTTTAAGTGCTTCAAGTTCTGCTTTAGTTTTAATTACTTTTCCACCTTCATCTAGTGCATCACCTTGTTCATTAACATTATAAGTGACTTCACCAATTTTAAGAGCAGTAAGTTGAGGAAGAACAGGAGGTGTTTGAGTCGGAAGAGTCGAATCTCCAACAGGAAGTTTAAGTTTACTTGGAATTGTCATAATTTTAAAATTTTCAGTTAATATTCTGTTATAAGACTAAAATTAGATACAAAAGTAACTAGATCATTATTTAAAGTGGATTTTTATTTACTATATAGTGTAATAGACATCTATTTTTGTTTTGCTTTATTAGTACTAGCTTTAAGTGATTCTCTTTTCATATTTTCAGCAGAACGAAGTTTCTTTTCTTGAAGTAAATTTTTAGTATTAGCATCTCTTTGTTTAAAAGCTAATTGATCTCTTTGAAATTGAAGTTTCTTTTCACTATCATCATCATACTCAACTTGTCCTTCATCTATATCACCTTTTGCTTCAGCATTTATATGTGCTACTTCTATACTAGCATCTGCTCTAACATCAGCAACATATTTAGTAGTTTCATTAATACTCTCTTGAGTAGCAGCAGTCTGATCAGAAATATATTTTTGAGTAGCATTTCTATTCTCTTCAAGTCTAGCTTCAAATTCCTTATTAGCTTTACTTATTTCTTTAAGAGCTTGTCTTAATTCTGGAACACTATCAAACTCGGCAGCAGCAATAGCTGAATCAGTATCTCCATTCTGACTTGCATTAAATCCTATTTGTTTAAGATAATCAATTTTTTCTTTATCTAATTTAGAATTCTCTACAAATATACCATAAGATGTTTCACGATGTTCATTTAAATTAATATCAATATAAATAGATTTACCAGTAGATTTATCTATATAACTACCACGTATATTATCTTGATATGCTATCTTACTAAATTCCAAATCAGCTTCATGATCTTTTTGAAGTGCTTGATTAAACATTGTAATCATAAGTACACTACCAAGAGATGCTCTATATATACTTTCTTGCATAACTCCTTTACCAGTACTAGGAGCAACGTCACCTAGACGATTGTCATTCATATTGGCAATTTCAAGAGCTTCTTGTTTATATTTTTCTCTAAGATCAATTATAGTTTTAAGATATTCTTCCATTGCTGGAAAATTAATAACTCTTAATCCTTGTGCAACAGTATTAAAATCTACAAGAGAATCATCATAAAATAAAGTATTATCAGCTTTAATATAAAATAATTTCTCATTCCTAGTACCCATACTATCATCATTAAGCATAGATTTAGGAATTACTTGTAAATAACCCTGATATTTAGCCATAGCTCTTTCTTGTTGAAGAAGAAGCATACGATCTATAATAACATATGGTATAAGACGTTTAGGAAGAGGATTTTGTTCTATATTACGAAGTAAACCTTTCTTACCACCAACAGGGAGTTTAGGAGACATAGTATGTTCATCATATCTCTGAACAGCACATGGTTCAGGCTTTAGATAAATACCACTTGTCTCATTACCAAATCGTTTACCTATATAAACTTCTTCAATCCAATGTTCAATTACATCATCATCTAATTCAGTACGCATATAATCTTCTGGTACTATTTCTTCATGTTTATTACCAAAAGGATCAGTAAACTTACGAATTTTAATTGGTACTTCAGTTCTCCAAATAATAGTATATTCAGTAATCTGTTCATATGAATCAGTAACATCAAATTCTTTTACAGCATTAGTATTAAAATCAGGAACTTGATTAGGATACCATGTTCTACTAGCTAACCATGTACCAGTAGTAACAAATTTACCATCTGATTTTCTAACTAATGATTCAATATGTTTCTTTTCAACATCACTAAATTTATTCCAATATAAAGATTTAATTTGACTAAGTGTAGTTTTTTTCTTAATAACGAATCCTGTATAATCTTCTACAAATTGTGAATCATTATAAATAGGAAATCCTTCAAGAGGAGATATATTATAAGTATATACTTCATTATTTATAATTTCACGATATGTATAAAATTCTTCACACGCCCACCAATAAAAGAAAGATTGAATACGTTTAGTATCGAAATCATTTAAACTATTAATAAGTTCAAGAATATTCTTTCCATTAATAGCTCTACTATCAATCCATTTCTCAATAAAATCTTTAGCAAATTTTTCAATATTAGGAAGTTCAGGTGGAGTTTGTCCACTTTGCATAGCATCTGCTTGTCCTTGATAATAATCATTAAGAAGTTTAATTAAAGCAGTTTGCATTAATTTATTTACTTCTTCTCTTACTTCAAGATCTCTACGAAGAGCAGCATCATTATTTAAAACAGTTACAGTAAATTTATAAGGTATTCCTATATATTCACCTATATTACGTTCACGAATTGTATTAATTAAATTAACATCTCGTATTTCACCTGGAAGTTTACCAACAGTTGCTTTAGTTTCAGTATCCATTATGGGACTTATAAGATACTGTATAGTAGTATTACTAATCTCACCATTAGCAGCTTTTAGCCAAGTCTCAATATTAGTCTTATCGTTAAGAGAAAGTGCTCTACCAATAAGATGATCATATGTAGGTTTATAAAATGTATCTTCTAGTTTTGCATCTCTAGATACTCTTTGATTAGGATACTCAATCATATTTAATAAGATTAGTTATATTTATATAGTCCAACACTACCTA